CCCTGCATCCCCGCCGTCGTCCACTCCTTTCCTTGCGCCCCCACTGTCGCGTACTTCCCCCCAAGCGGGCGGTACATCTTCACCGCCGTCTGGATTGCCGGGCTGATCTGCGTCGCCAATAACTTCCGATTGGCCGGCACAATCGTGCCCGGCGTAACCTCCACCCCGATCTGAACAACCTGAGTAATCCCCGCTCGCTCTGACATCTCCTCCTACCTTTCCCATATCTCTCGTCACTGCACAAAAATCCGATACAACCCACCCAAATGCCGATACTGCGTCTCCCCGGCCACCTCCACATAGCGGATCGGCTGTTCCCGCGTACATGCCAGAATCACCCCATCCACCACGCTCCCCGTCTTGCCCTGAAGAACCGTATCCATTCGGTCCGCAATCGCCTTCAACGGCCCATAGCTCGACCCCTGGCCAATCACCTTGATCTGGTAGATCGCGTTGACCATAATCCGCACCGTCCCCACCCCCATCACATCCGTACCATCCATCAACGTGAAAAGGAGATACGGAAACACCGCCCCCTGGGGCGCCACATCGCCATAACAGCGCGTCCCCACCGCCGCCGCCAACGTCGCATCCCCCGTCAACGTCGCATAGAGCCACTGGTCAACCCGAAGAACTTCGATCAACGCACCGCCTCCGTCACCACCTTGGAAAGGCGCCGCTTCAACTTCGCCACCGCCCGCTCGCCCGCCGGCGTCATAAACGGCCGGGCCGGCAGCCGCACCGTCCCAAACTCATGGAAGTGGCCGTAAAACATCAACGACACCACCGACCAACCGCCCCGGATTCGGCGCACCTTAATCCCCTTCACCAGGTCGCCCGTATCCTTCGGCGCCAACCGCCGCGCCTCATCCCGCGCCTCGGTCGCCACCTCCTTCATCGTCGCCGGCGCCGTCACCCGCAACGCAGTCCGCACCGCCGGCAACTGATTTTTTGTAATCTGAAAACTACCCGCCATCATCCATCCTATCTAGCTATTGGTCACTTGGTGGGGAAGACGGAATCGAACCGCCACCAACGCCGCGCCGTGCTTGCCGGCGAGAAGCGCCGCTGCACCCCTCAACACAACGGCAGCGCCAGTGCCGCCAGGCATCCCCAAGACTGACTACGCGACCAACCGCCTAAACCACCTCACGACACATCACCACCTGTTCCCGCTGCCGCCCCTCCGGGTCACCAATCGTGATAATCTCCAACCGCCGCCCAACCCACACCAACCGATGCCGATTCGTCAACACCACCCCGCCGGCCTTAGCGCGCAAATTCACCTTGTGGGAGATCACCCCCTGCACCTGGTCAGCCGCCGAACTAAATTGCTCCTGGCCCATCTGTACGCGCACGCGCCCCCAGACCGTGGCCACCGTCGCCCAGGTCGGCGTCTGCCCACCCATGCCATCGGCCACAACCGTCATCGCCTCAATCGCAATCCGCTCGCGCAACTGCCCAGCCTGCATTGCCAATCTCCTTAGCGCCTGCCACAATGCCCTCCCTTATCAGGGGAGGGCTAGGGAGGGGTCAGCGCACCTCATACAAATACAACAGCGAATCCACCGCCATCTGCACCGCCCCGCTCGACACCGTCACCCCCGCCGATACGACCACCGCCTCCCGGTTCTCATACCAATGGCCAATCAACAACAGCATCGCCTGCTTCAACGGGGTTGGCACCGCCGCCGCCAACCCATAACCCGTGGTATAGGTAATCGCAATCGGCCACTGCGGCCACAACTCAACGGTAGGCCAATCCTGATTGGCTGCCAAGCAGAAGAAGCAATTATCCGGCGTCAATGTGTAAACCGTTGATGCCAATGTCAACGTATTGCCCCCATCGGTCTTATAAGTCACACTGCTAATCGCCCCCACCGGCGGATACGTCAACGCCAGGCACTCCCCTGGCCACCCATCCAGGTGCTGCCGCCACGTCTGCGTACAGAGCGAAATCCAACAGCGCTGCTCCACATACACCCGCGCCGTTGTAATCAGCGCCGTGATATACGTGTCATCATCCGCATGTTCCACCCGGCAATGGGCCTTCGCCTCCGCCAACGTCACCGGCTCCACCGTGGGACCCGTCACCAAAACCGGCAGCATAAGCACCTCACTTGGTCGCCACAATCCAACAGGCTTTCTCCCCGCTTACCGCGGCGTCAAACCAATACTGCTTCAGGTTCCCCGGCAACTCGATGGACGTACCCGGATTCAACGGAAACCCCGAGGTACTCGTCACCCAATTGCCCACAGGATCACCATCCCCAACCCAAATTACACCCGTATTGGCCGGATGCGCCGCCACGCGGACAGCCAAAAGAAGCGGCGTCGCTGTCCCCTGCACCGCCGTGCCGGCCGTGGTCACAGTGATTTGTCCACTCAAGAGCATACATCACCCCTTACTTACGCTTGCGCGTTGTCGGTGCCGTGGCCGTCTCACCCTCCGGCGCAGCACTTGCCTCTTCCTCCACCACAGCCGCCGGCGGAAGCACCGCCTTGCCCATGCGCAACAGCAAAGCCGCCTCCGCCGCACTCACGGCCACCAACTCCCCAGCCTCTCGCGCCACACCCCCCGCCACCGTCCCCCGGACGATCACAACCATCACATCCATCCTATTCCTCCTATCCCTCCCAGCTTTGCGTCAATCCGGTGAAGGGAGCAACCGTCACCCGGTCACCCCCTCACCCTGTCAACTCACTAGGTCGTCAACGCATCCAACATCGCGCTGAAAGAAGCCGGTTGCCGCACCGCAATATCAACATCTTGCAGCACCACCACCCGCACCGTGCCAGTTGTCGAGGCCGTGTAGGGATCAACCAGCAGATCCAGACCGCCCCACATACCCATCAGCAGATCCCGCCAGTTGCCAAAGAAGATCCCCGAACAAACGCCCGTCGATGTCCCCTTGGTCAGCGCCGAACTTACCTGATTGCTCACCAGCGCCCGATAGCCATTCAGCGGCGTCGGCCCATCCTGCCACATCCAGATCCCGGTATTGCTGGCCACTTCGGTCAGCTTCAACCGCCCGCGCACCCGCGTGTTGGTGACGTAGGCCAGATTGCCCACGTCGGCATTGTCTTGTGCGATTTCGGTCTCTAGATTGATTAAATGCGTGCGCGTCGGCGCCAGGCCGTTTATGCCGCCGGCGACGCTGCCAATCCCCGACGTCGCCGCAATCCCACGGGGCTGGTTGCTGGCGCCCGTCCCATGCAACCCGGCCCGATCAATTTCCAGCCCGCTGATCATCGCCAGATCCATGCGCACAAAGGCTTCCACATCAAGGCTGCCCTGTTTCAGCAGCTTGCGACTCATGTCGGTAAAGGCGCCCAACGTTTTGGGGTTCATCGTCACCTGGTCGAACGCTTGCTCACTCTCGGTCGGCGCACCACTTTCCGCCACCCAATAGGCCGTGGCCCCGCCCGTCTGCCGCGGAATCGCAACATCACCCACCAGCCCAGACAGCACCGTAATCCCAGCCTGTTGCAAGACCATCCGGTTGCGCAGCAGATCAATAAAGTTCTGCGCCAGCAAGTTGGTCGCCACCGTATGACCGCCCGCAGTGGCCGTACCCTTCACCAGGTCGCGCTGTTCGCCCGCCATCCAGTCATAAGGGACAAAAAGTCCCTGTGGTGTAATCCCCATGCGCTTGGCCACCGCCTCGCTCGCCTCCAGTTCCAAGCGCGCATTCCGCCAGTCCCCGGTAGCCGCTGCGTTAATCGCCTTCACCAGGCTATACTGGCGGATCTCCTGCGGATTCATCCCAATGTTGGGATCAGCCATCGGCACCGGGCGCACCCCCCGCCGATCCGGCTGCAACATCTGCGCTTCCCGCTGCTGCAACTCCTTCTCGCGGTCAATCTTGGTCTGAAGGCTATCCGCCTCAGTCACCAGGTCGGCATACCGCTTTTCCTCATCAGCGCTCAGATTCCGATTCTCCTTCTCGGCCGTATCCAACAGGCCCCGCGCCAGCGTCACCTTCCCCGCCCGATCATGCTGCCACTGCAAAATCTTATCCATTGTCATCGTCTCCTAGATAGCTATAACCTTTAGGGTTATTCTTATTTGAATAAATCCAACCGCCGCCGCATCACCGCCAAGCGCGCCCGCGCCGACTCCGCTGCGTTGCCGTGCAATCTCCCCCGAAACTGCGCCGGCATCTCCGGTATGTAAAATGCGCTGCCGGTGGGTGAGCCTGTCGAACCCGCCGAACCATCACGCACACTTACGCTCGTCTGTGGGTACGCCGGAAACGTCACCGGACTGACCTCATACAACTTCACCTTGGTCAACGTCCGCACCAGCTCCCCATCAATCTCGTCCCACTCCTCATCCAGCGCCCGGAAGAGAAAACTCATCTGGTTCACATCCCCGCGCTCAATGTTCGCCATAAAATGCTGGGCCAACTGCGTCGCCGGCGGCTCGATCTCAATCCGCAGCCCCAGATCATCCTCATTCAGCCGCAACGTGTTGTTGGTGGACCGCCCCAGGACATAATCCGGGTTGTGATTCCATAGCGCTCGCACATCATCCGCCAGCGAAGCCGCAAACGCCCCCGCCCGAATCTTCTCCCGGAAGCCCCAGCCCAACGGCAGCGACAGTTGATCAAACACCGCCGCATACCCCCGCATCATCGCGGGATCACCCTCGCTGCGCCGCTCCAGCGTTATCGCGCTGCTATAAATGCGCTTCTCTACCTGCTCACTCATGTTGCCCTTCCGTTTCCTGGGAAACACCTACGCCGCCGCCACCACACAGTCGCACCCGTTGTGAATGGGGCCGTGCCGCGCACTCCGCCGCACCAACATCAACCCTTGGTCGCCCCCATCCAGATACTCACCCCCCTGGACAAAGTAACCAGCAATCCCCACCACCCGACCATTGAGCGACCGACACGCATTACAACTGGCCCCCGTCGCCAGCCAGCGCAAATACTGCACCCCAAAAATGGCGTAACTCGCAATCGCCAGCGCATTCCCCGCCTCGGTCGCCTGGCGCTGGGCCATCGCCTCCGGGCGGCTCTCTTCCCAGCCCGTCACACGCTGCTCAATATATTCCGCCGGGTCGGCCCCATCGGCCTGCGCATCGCTGATCAACGCCTCCAACTGTCGCCGACTCGCCGCCACATGCCCATTCGCCATAGCCGCCAAATAGTCGTCGATAAAGGCGCGCAACTCATCATTGACGCCGGCGTCATCCTTCCCCAGTTCCGCCGCCGCCGCCGTCATCGCCTGCCCGGCATAACTCTGCAAAAGCGCGGAAAAAGCCTCACGGACCACACTAGGGAACTCGTCATAAAACTGGCCCAACCAAATGCGGAAGTCCGCCAGGCTCCGTTTGCGTAAGTGCTTATCCACCGCCTTGCGCAGATCCGCCACCTCGCGCCGCACCACCCGCTTACTCACATCCTGGAAGAGCGGACGCATCGCCGAATGCAACGCCACCTTGGCCGCCAACAGATCATCCCGCCGCTGCGCCTCCTCATCATCCCCCAGCCCGCGCCACTCCCGTTTGCCCGCCGCTGCATCATTGCCCCCTCCCTTATCAGGGGAGGGCTGGGGAGGGGTCCCCGCCGCCGCCATATTCAATGGCCGCATCAACTCATCCCCACCATCCAGCGGATTCAAATTCTCTTTCTCTCTGGCTTCATTCGGCGTCATCCACCCCGTCGTAATCGCGCTCTGGTACGCCTGATACCGGCTGCCCGTATCACCGCGTAACAGCCCATCGACCAGGAACTCGGCAAAATAGCGCTCCCGTTCCGCCGGCGAAAGCAGATCCCGGTAAATGCCCTGCTCCCAAATCGCCAACCACGGTGCCAGCGTGAATGTCACAAATTCAATGCTCTGCTGCTCAATATTGCTAAAGGTTGCCCGCTCCAAATCCCCGATCATGTGGGGCGGCACACGGAAGATACTGGCAATCTGCGACCGCTGAAACTTATTATTCTCCAGGAATTGGGCATCTTGTGGCGGAATCCCCACCGTTGCCACATCCATGCCCTCTTCCAAAATCGCCACCCGGTGGGCATTCGCGATCCCCTGGTGGCGCGCCTCCCAACTATCCATCAACCGATCAAACGCTGGCTTGCTCAACTTCCCCGGATGCCTCAACAAGATGCCAGGCTTGGCCCCATTCTCAAAAAATTTCGAGCCATACGCCTCCAGGTTATTGCTTACCCCCAACGTCCTTTCCATTAACCGGATCGGCGAATAGCCCAGCAGCCCATCAAAGCCCAACCCCCGCAAATGCAGAATCTCATACCACTCAAAATCAACGCTGCCATACTCCACCGACGAATAGCGATACCGCAGCGACAAATCCGGCAACAGCCGTTCCACCGTCATCCGATCCGGTCGCAACGGCCAAAGCTCCATCACCTGCGCCCGCCGGTTGTAAACAATCTGTGCATACGCATTGCCCCACGTCGCCAAATGCCCCATCAGCATCATCCGCATCTCGACGCTCGTATGCTCCGGGTTGGGCAAATCATGCAGCAACCGGTACAGTGGATGGCCCACCGCCCGCTGCTTACTCCGCCCCTGCCGCTCATAGAAGATAAAAGGCAAACTCGCCAACGACTCTGCCAACACGCGCACGCAGGAGAAGACCGCCGCAATCTGCATCGCCGACGAAGGCGTCACCGGTCCATCCCCCCGGATCAACCCGCGCAACGTCACCATAAGATCATTACTCAGCGTAACCCCGCGCTCGTCCGCTTCCCACAACCGCGAAAGAATCCCCATGTTGTCCTAGCCTCGGTCAGCCTGCTTATGCTTGGCGCGATAGCGCTGGATCGCCTCCCAGCGTGCCACCCACAAACTCAGCACGATTAATAACAGCCCCAGCGCCGCCAACGCCCCCACCACGCCAAATTGCAAATAGATCGCCGCCAGCAACACCACCACACCTAGCAGCCCAATGCCATCACTCCAACCCATCATGCCACCTCTGTCAACCGAAACTCCTGGCGCATCGCATTGATCTGCGTCGGCGCCAACTTGCCCGCCGCCACCAGCGCCGCAATCGTCTTTCGGTTGATCGGCACCCCACGCCACGCCATATACGCCGCCTTGTTGCTGAACCGCACCCCGTTCACCCGGCTATTGATCAAATGCGCCCCGTGGGTGCGTAACACCTCAACCAATCGCTCTTGCACCGGTGTCAATGACCGCTCTTTCATAAGAAGCGTAGCTCCTGTTCCTCATAAATACTCTGGCCACCGCCATGCCGCACCGCCCGATCCAGCCCCATAATCAGCGCCACCATGCCATCAATGCGCTCGGTGCTGTGCTTTTTGTCCGGCTTCAAGTTGCCTGCGCCATCTTCCGCAGCGATCAAATTATCCGCCATCCACGTCAACACCGGATTGCCGCCGTGGTTGATCTGCCGGGAGAGGATCAGCTTCTCCAATTCCTTCATCGGCGCCGACATCGACTGGAAGCCCTGCCCCATCTGCACCATCGTCAGCCCATCATTCTCCAACGTCTGGTACACCTGCGCCGCCCCCCAACGGTCGAACGCAATCTCCACCACGTCAAAGCGCTGCGCATCCTCATCCACCTGGGCATAGACATAGCTATAATCGATCACATCCCCCGGCGTCGCCTCAATGAGACCCTGTCTCACCCAGCTTTCATAATTGACCCCATCCTTGCGGCTCCGTTCGCGCATCGCCGTCTCTGGAATCCAAAAGCGACACAGCACCTGGTACGGCTCACCTTCAATCTCCGGGGGAAACACCCACACCAATGCCGTAATATCCGTTGTGCGGCTCAAGTCCAACCCACCATAGCAACGCCGGCCCCGCAACCCATTTTCATCCACCGTGCCGGCACATACCCGCCACACATCCGGGTCAAGCCATTGCGTTTCCGCCTGTGTCCACACGTTGAGATGAAGCCGCAAGAAGCTATTCAGCGCGCTCGGCATCTCTTTGGCCTTCGTCGCCTTTCGCTCCAAATCATCCGGCTTCACACTCAGCCCAAAATTAGGATTTGCCTTCGACCACGTCTCCGGCAACCGCCAATCATCCCCCTCATCAATCGTGAAGATGATCCCAAAGAAGCTGTCATCCTTCGACACCTGGTTAAGAATCTTCTGCGTGTATTCGTGCAGCTCCCAGCACAACGACGCCCGGTTAAAACCCGCCGTGGTAATCCCCAGCATCAACGGCTGCCGCCTGGCGCCCGTCGCCGTCTCCAACACATCCCAAACATCCCTGTTTTTATGGGCGTGCAACTCATCCACCACCGCCCCATGAATGTTGAGACCATCCATGCTGTCAGCATCCCGCCCCAACGGCTCAAACTTGCTGGCCGTCCCCTCCACATGCAGATTGTCCTTAAAGACCCGAATCCGCTTGCGCAAGAAGGGTGACGCCTTTACCATGCGGGTTGCTTCACTGTGCGTAATTCTGGCTTGGTCGCGCTTCGTCGCCGCCGTATAAACCTCGGCCCCTGGCTCCCCGTCGGCATCAAACAAATACAAGCCAACGCCCGAAGCCACCGTACTCTTCCCGTTTTTCCTGGGCACCTCTACATACGCCGTCCGAAACCGTCTGAGACCGTCCGCCCGGCGCCATCCGAAGATCACCCCAATCAAAAACTGCTGCCACGGCTCCAACGTCAACGGCTGGCCGGCCCACTCGCCCTTGCTATGCCGGAGGAAGCGAAAAAACCCAATCGCCTTCTCCGCCGCCCGCTCATCAAACCGCAACCCCCGCGCGCCACCCTCCTCCAGGTCACGTTGATGCCGCTCGCAGGCCAACCTCACCCACTTACAAGCCGGCGTCCGCCCCTCTAACACATCCGCCACGTACCCATCAACCCCGCTCATCGATGTCACGCCGCCAACGCCGCTCCCACCAACCCATCACATACCCCACCACAAAAGCGATCACCAGCATCACCAAATAATCCAACGGGATCATGCGCCCCCCTTCAAAAACTCCTCATACGGGTCCGCTTCCGGCTCGGCCACCACCGTCACCCGGCTGCGGCTACTAGGCGTCATCCCAAACTCGGTCAAAAACGTCTTCATCTGCTTCATCGCCTGCGCCGCAATATTCAACCAAGGACTCGCCACCGGATACCCGCTCTCCGTCACCTCGATCATCTGGAACGTCGGCTTACTCATCTCTTCCTGAGCCTGCACCCACTGCGCCCACGCTTGACAATAAGCAGCCAGCGCCGCCCTATCCAACTCCGTCAGCAACCCCAACTCAAACAGTTGCTTACTCGTGCGGTTCCACTCCCTCTTCGCCTCCCCGGTCAAATGCTTCGGGCAGCTAGGCCGCTTGTGGGCCGGCCTCGGCTCACTCTTATTGATCGCCCGCTTCCCCGCATTCCCGCCCAGCCGCTTCAACGCCGTCGGCTTCGGTGGTCTCCCCGCCATCCCCCCCCCTATCGCATTTCGCGGCTGCAAAAAAAGCACCACCCCGCCGGTCTACAGAGAAACTTTGTAGAGATTTGATCCCCCTACCCCCCTGCCATCGTCTTGCGGCTATGGTGGCGCTTGCACAGTGGCTGAAGGTTATCCCAGTCATCCTGCCCACCGTCACGCTTGGGGGTGATGTGATCGACTTCGGTCGCCGGTGTTGTTATGCCTTCCTTCGCGCACTCAATGCACAGTGGATGGGCACGAAGGAAGGCGAGACGCAACCGTTGCCACTGCCTATCATAGCCACGCTTGGCGGCACTACCACGCTGGTCATCATACTGGCGTTGGCGTGTGCGCTTAGCTGTACCACCACAGCCACTGCACGCACCACCACGCACAATGCCCGCGCAACCAGGCGTGCGACAGGCCGTGCCGGCACGCCGGGTCATTGCTTCAACCCATCCGCCACTCGGCGTGTCCAGGCGGCGCCATAGCGGCTGAAGGTCTTCAGCCCGACGTAGAACTCTAGGCGCAACGCTGCATAGCGCACCAGGTCGCCACCACTATCCTGCAATAGCTGATTGGCGCGGGCGGTGCCGGCGTTGACGGCTGTGTCGAAGTGCATTAGACAGAGCGGCCATTGTAGTTTGTCGGCGCCACTGGCTTGCCAGTAGTCGCGTTGGTAGATGGCCATGGCCTGGTCTTTGGTCAGGTTGGCAATGTCGAGATCTGGGTAGCTGCGCTTGCTAATGCCCATGTTGGTTTCGCCGCCAGGATCATGCGGGTCGTTGACGTAGCCGCCTTCCCATTTGAGGACAAAGGCGATGGCTCGATCCCAGTCGGTCTGGTGAATGGCGACATTGAGCAGGAGCGTGCCGGACGGCGTGCGCTCGGCTACCCAACCGGAGAGGCCGCCACGGCAACGGACGGCGTACCAGGTCAGGTTGTCAACTTGTGCGGTTTCGCCGATAAGCTTGACCTCTTCGCCGGGTTGCAAGATCAGCAACACATTAGCGTCCGCAGCACGACCGATGTAGCCGGGTGCGCTGCGGAGCTTGGCCGCTGCGTGGACCATAGCCCGGCGCCATTCGGTGGGCGATGGTGGCGCCACTGCGGTCGGCGCCGGCGTGCGGTATTCGTTGCGCATGGCTAATTTGAAATCTTCGATCACGCCGGGCTTATTACCGATTTGCCATTGATCGTGATCGTTCCAGCGGTAAAGGATGAGGGCCTGCACGGTCGATAGGCCGTTGGGCTGCTGGTTGTGTGCGTTGATCTCGGCGTAGGCGGCTTGCACCCAGCCCGTGTTGTGATCGATCCAGGCGTGATCGCCCTGGTTGCTCTCGGTGATATAAACGGGCAATTTGCGCAGGTTGGCCGGAATCGCTTCCAGGAACTCCCGGTAGACCCGAAATTGATATGCTCGATGTGTGAAGCCGGTGGCGCTCATTTTCGCTTCGCTTTGCATGAGCGCCGGGTGGGCGCCGTGGGTGTAGGCATGGATGGCAAAGCCGTCCAACATGCCGATGTAGCGGATCATATCTTGGAAGTATTTGATCCAGTCGCCTCCATCATTGCCGGGATAACAGCATTTTGCGCACCATGGCGCGACGGCGGCAACCAACACCTGATCGTTTTCGTGGCCAGGTAGATCCAGGATGGCATCCCGGCAAAATTGATAATAGCTGGCGTAGCGCTCCGGGGTGATGGGTTGGCCGCCGGGCCATTCGTTGGGATGGTTGGGTTCGTTGCCGATAATCCAGCGGCTACAGCCTGGCGACGCGGCGACCCAGTTGGCGACCCGTTGAGAAAAAATTTCATGCAGGCCAGCGCCGGGGATGGTGCCGGCAGAGCCATAGCCATGATTTAGGCGCGCAATCACGCCAATTCCACGGTCGGACCATTGGCGATAGTCGCGGCCACTGCGATTGTTGGGGTCGGCGCCTAGCTCCTCGGTGATGACGATCCATCCGGGCCGGCCAGCATCGAGCATGAGTTGCTCGCCGCCGGCGTCGTGTAGGCCGAAAATATATTGGCTCATTTTGACCTCGGTGGTAGGAGAACGGGAGACAGTGGCGGCAAGGGCGGCGCCGCTCGATCCGCTGGTGGCTCGGCCAACGTGCAAAACGAGATGGTCAACGCCAGCAGGCATAGCAGGAAGGCCAACCGCATGGTGAAGGATGCTTTTCGCTTCATGCTATGCCTACCATTCGCTTCAGCGCCTTGATGTTGGTGTCGATGGCGGCAACCAGTTTTTGTAATTCATTAGCGGCCGGCTCGACAACAACGGGATCGACCGGTGTTGGATCAACGGGCCTCACTGCACCAAGGGCGCGTTCTCGGAAGATGACGTAAAAGCTGTTATGGCCCTTTGTGTTGCCGATGACGCCGTCTTGGATTTTGCTGGATAGCCAGTGAACGCGTTCGCTCACTACGTGGCCGTCAGCGGTTTGCAGCCACACGGCGGTTTTGGCATCCATATAGAGTGGCACGTTGCCGGCTGGTTCGTTGGCCGGCTTGTCCAGTGGATAAGGCGGCGCCGGCTCGTCAGCGCGGCGCCCTTCCCACGTCCAGCCGATGCGTACCGGCAGGCCGCGCAGAAGATGCCCCTGCGCGTCTACAATGTCCACGTAGATGTTGCGGCTCCCTTGGTTTTCCTCCGGTGTGAGATGGTGCAGCAGCGCAATCTCAAAAAGCACGTTCTGACCCGTGATGGTGACGCCAGGCACATCGTTGTAGGCAATATCGTGTTGTAGGCGCTGTCGCCACTGGATAAGCAGTGGGATGTTCATTCTAGCCTCTTTAGCGTTTCGCCATGTCATTCAATTTTTGGAGCATGTCACGCAGGGCGCCGGGTACGGGTACGCCGGCCAACGCTGCATTCTCCAGGATCGAAATAAACTCATTCGCAATATAGAACCCTGCAACGATTTCTACGATGGGTAGATCCACGGACAGATGCTGTTGGATGATCGCCGTAGCGGTGATGAGCGCCAAGACGATCACTTTCTTGCCGATGCCCTGATAACTTTTCTGGCTGCTCACCTCACCCCGTTGGATGGCGACGGCAATCCCGGTCACAAAATCCAACACCATCAGCAACAATAGCACTTGCAGCACCAGCGCCAGGCTGGCCCATACGCCGGCGAGTACTCCTACGCCGGCCTTGATCACACTCAAACGCGTCATCACATCCTCCCGACAAAGCAGAAAATAAAAAGGCGCACCCCTCCCGCCTTAGCGGAAAAAGTGCGCCTGATTGGTTCAGTAACGCCTATTTATTTGTTGCTGCTTTGTCGGATCTTGATGATGCGGGGCTGGAATTCGATCAGCGCTTCCTTGTGCCCTGGTAGGATGTTGATCGAAACCTTGTAGCCGCCTTTGGTGCGCCTGAGTAACTCCGGTAATTCCGTTTGCAGTTGCCGGGCAATGTCCGCGGCAAACTGTTCATAGTCGTGAGCCTCATTTGCTTCCATGTAAGCTAGTATAGCGTATCATTTCGCAAAGCAGTAATTATATTATCGTGGAAAGAACGCTTGTTCCTTCGCGTCATTTGGCGTATTTTCCTGTGCACCGTTGGCTTGATTTTTCCACCAATCAAAAAGCCCGCACGTTTGCAACGTGCGGGCTTTTTCTCATCACTCCACCGGTCGCCAGTCGCAAATAACACCATCGTCGTCATACACGACGTAGTATTCTATCTTGCCTTGCCACTGCCGCTGAATGGTGTAGGCTGGCTGGGAGCGGTAGTGGGCCAGCCAAGCGTCAAGGCTCAAGGTCGGCCTCCATTTTAACAAAGATGACCGCCGCCGCCTGTTTGCGCGGCTGGTATTTGCCGACCATGCGCGGCCAGCGCGTCACGATCTCCTTGGAGCGGAAGCGCCGCGGCGATAGCCCGCCGCCAGATAACGCATACGCACCTTTGTGACCCGGCACGGTAGGGGTGAGCCTGATCTGCAACAGATCAGGCTCCACTTCAACAATGACGCGATCAGGGTCGCCCAGCATATCGGTCACAGCGTGTGTAATTGAAAATTGTCCGTCTTCGCTCAACGTGGCCGACAGCTTTCCTCGCTTCGCACCGCCGCCGCTATTGGCCGCAATCACTTTAATCCACGCCATCGATAATCTCCTCTGCCATCGTGTCAATAGCTGCGTCATATTCCAACCATTTTTCATGCACCCACTCGGCCAAAAGTTGGGCTTGACTGAGTTGTGGATTATTGCGCAAGGCACGCTGATTTAACGTGAGGATGCGCAACTCTTGGCGCGCCTGGGGGCCAAGTCGCAACGTTGCTGGTTCGGTCGTGGTAGCACGGCGACCAGCGCCAGCGCGTTTCCCGCCATTGTTGCGCCGGCCATCAGAGCGCGCTTCGTAAGTTTTTTCGGTCATGGGTTTGGTGTGCGGTTTGACCCCCAACCACACGAAGGGTAGGGGGATTAGGCGGCTGCTACGATAAAGCCGGGTTCCGTTACAGTGACGTACTTGCCACTGTCCAACTTGACGATGTTACCGGACTGCTGGCCGTGCGCCTTGAAGCCTGGCTGCACATCTACCAGATTGACCACCGTTGCGGGCATCCACGCCGGCGCATTGTCGCCAGCGCTGTGTAGGACTTCAACTTTTGTACCAATGTTGAATTTGTTGAATTGATTCATGATTCTGTTCCTTTCTCGTCCTAACGGTAAAAGCGTTCGGTATCCACCGGCTGAACAACCGGGGCGGTGTCCCGACTGCGGAGTACAGCCGCAAACACTGTTGCCTTGCCGGTTGTATCATCGTATTCGTTAGCGTCCATCCACGCCTTGATTTCTTCAGTGGTCATGGCGTCAGCTTCGGCGCGAAAGAATTGCTGCTTTTGTGCGTAGGTCTGGAAGTTGTCGCTGTCCGGTTTTGCTATCAGTAGGTCCAAATCGCATTCGGCCAGGCCCTCTTTTAGTTTGGGTGGGTTGTTGCGGTGTACCCATTCGCGTGTACGCCGCTCTTTTTCGATCATGTCCTTGGTGGTCTTGTAGAGTTTACGCAACTCGTGGCGGGTGA